CCTGAGGCTGTGGCCGCCTATCAGAAGGCCGCGTCTGCGTATCAGGGCGGGTCGAGCGCGGGGATCGGGTTGCCTGCCGAGGCGAGGTTTGAGATTTTGGGGCCGTCTGGCGCCCCGATGGACCCGCGGCGCGCTATTGAGTATCACGACCATCAGATGGCGTTGGTGGCGTTGGCGCACTTCTTGAACCTAGACGGCAAGGGCGGCTCGTATGCGCTGGCGTCGGTGCAGCAGGACACGTTCGTCCAGGCTGTCGGCGCGGTGGCCGATCATATTCGTGAGACCGCTCAGGCTCATGTTGTCGATGATTTGGTGGACTGGAATTACGGCGAGGATGAGCCTGCACCGAAGCTGGTGTTTGATGCTATCGGTTCGCGCCAGGATGCGACGGCTCCTGCGTTGCAGCAGCTTGTTGCTGCCGGCTTGTTGACTCCTGATCCGCGGCTGGAGCAGTTCGTGCGCCAGATCACTGGCTTGCCGTCATACGAGTCCGAGGGTGACATGCCTGAGTCACCGGACACTGAGGAAGAAACCCAGGACGAGGAGCAGGACGCCGAGGAAGACGTTCCGGTGCCTGTTGTCGTCTCGGATTGAAAGGCTTGAACATGGACTGTTTCAGCATTGTGAATCGGGCTGATGTGGCTGAGGTGCTGCTGTATGAGGATATTGCTGCGTCGTCGTCGGGTTCTTTTGTGCGCCAGTTGAAGGCTATTGAGGCTCCGCAGATCACGGTTCGGATCAATTCCAGCGGCGGCAACGTGTTTGACGCTATCGCGATGTCGAACGCGCTGCGTGATCATCCTGCTCGGGTGACGACGGTTGTGGACGGGCTGGCAGCGTCGGCGGCGTCTTTCATTGCGACGGCCGGCGACGAGGTCATCATGAACCGTAATTCGGAGTTGATGATCCATAACCCGAAGGCTGTGATGGCTGGCGGGTCGTCGGAGATGCGGTCTATCGCTGACCGTTTGGATGCGGTGCGCGACAACATTGCTTCCATGTATGCCGCTAAGGCTGGTGGTTCGGTTGATCAGTGGCGCGATCTGATGTCTGCGGAGACGTGGTTCTCTGCGGATGAGGCTGTGCAGGTCGGGTTGGCTGATCGTGTGTCGGATCAGCCTGCTGTGACGAATCAGCATGATTTGTCCGATTTCAGGTTCCAGGGGCGGTCGGCTGCGCCGACTCCCCTCATTTTTAAGCCCAGCATTATCGACTCGGCTGCATCGGTCGAGACACCAAATAGAGAGAGAGGACAGGCAATTATGCCTACCCTGAGTGAAGGGCTCGCGGAGCTGTTCGGTGTTCCCGCCGACGCTGATGACGAGACAATCCTGGCTGCCGCTAAAGAGGCGCTTGACGAGCGTGTTGATGTCGAGCCGCTGCCGGTTGAGCCGGTTGAGCCGACGATTGAGCAGGCCGCCGCGGTGGCCGCGCAGCACAATCTGACGCTGGTTGATTCCGCGACGTTTGAAGCGTTGCAGGATCAGGCCCGTGCCGGCGCCGAGGCGCGTGCCGTGCAGTTGCGGGAGTCGCATGAGCGGATCGTGGATTCCGCGATCAGCGAGGGCCGTGTGGCCCCGGCGAGCCGCGATCATTGGCTCAAGCAGCTTGAGGCCGATCCTGATGGGATCACGAACGTGATCAACGCCCTTCCGGCGGTGATTCCGGTGACCGAGGTCGGTCACGCCATCTCCAACAATGAAACCGACGATGACGACTCGCTTTACGGTCGGCTGTTCGGTGTGACCGCAAAGGACATCTCCAATGCCTGATTTCTCACCTCTGTTCAAGCCGGGTGCTGAGTTCACGCGCACTACTAGTGCGGCTGTGACTGGCGGCCAGGTGCTGATCGTGTCCGGTTCGGGCACTGTGGCGGCGTCGTCGGCGGCTTCTGCCGCTGTTGTCGGTGTGGCCGCGTTTGATGCCGGTTCTGGTGATTCGGTGACGGTCATCTCCGACGGTGTCGTCAATTTGGCTGCGAGTGGCGCGATCAGCGCCGGCGGTGCTGTCGCCGCTGCGGCTTCTGGTGCTGTGGCTGCCCACAGCGGCACCAACTACTCCACGATTGTGGGTGTCGCGCTGTCCGACGCGGCGAACGACAAAGTCCTCGTCAAGCTGCGTCTCGGCTGACCGCCGCCGCGTTAGAAAGGTACAAATCTCATGCCGTACACCTACCCGCCTGCACCGCCTACGCTGTCAGGCGACGTTCTGTCGATCAACCGTTTCCTGTCGAATCCGACGCTGGTGGCTCGCCGGCTCCGCACTCTCGCGGAGCAGCGGTTCATTTCTGATGCGCTGTTGACTCAGCGGATCACCGCCGCCGGCGGCTCGGTTCTCTACGAGACTGGGGAGACGATCTACACTGACACCGCCCCGTCGGGTGTGTCACCGGGCGCGGAGTACCCGCGCACGACCGTGTCGCATGGCACTGCGTCGCTCGCTAAGACCACGAAGTGGGGCAGCGATGTGGAGGTCACCGACGAGGCCATCTCGCGGCAGCTCATCAACCCGGTTGAGCGTGCTTTTGAGAAGCTGGTCAACCACATGGTGAAGACTGTGGATTCGGTGGCGATGTCTGCGATCAACTCTGCGGTTACCCAGAACACGGCGTGCATTGCGCCGTGGAGCGGTTCGGGTTCCACTCCGCAGATTCTGCGGGATGTGGTTCGCGCCAAGGCGAACATCGACAAGCTGAATCAGGGCTATGCCCCTGACACGCTGGTGGTCGATGACACGACCTACGCGAACTTCCTGTCCGATCCTGGTATTGCGAATCTGCTGCCCCGTGAAACCAGCACGACCCCGGTTCAGACGGGCTCGTATCTGGTGATCGCCGGCCTGCGGGTTCTCGTTTCGCCTCACGTTTCGGGTGGCGGCACGTCCAGCGCGATTGCTCTGGTGCTGGATTCGCGTGCGCTCGGCGCGATGGCCGATGAGAACCTGGGCGGCCCCGGCTACGTTTCCACTAACGGTGTGGGCGTGCAGGCGAAGACGATCCGGCAGGATGAGGCCGACAAGTGGCTGCTGCGTTCGCGGCGTGTCACGGTGCCCATCGTGCTGGAGCCGGCTGCTGCGTGGAAGATCACCGGAGTCGCCGCGTGACCTATCGGGTTCTGGCTCCGCTCGTTCTGGTTCGGGACGAGGCAGGCAAAACCCATCACTGCTATGAGGGTGCTGTGGTGGAGTGGATTGAACCGGATCACGCCACTTACCTCCTATCGGAGGGTTTGGTGGCTCGGGATGGGGTGTCGGCGGTCAGCAGTAGCGATCCTGCTGCTGATTCGCCGCGCCCTGCTCACGTCGCCCCGAAGTCTGCTTGGGTTGACTACGCTGTCGCGAACGGTTTAGACCGGGAAGAGGCAGAGTCGATGTCGAAGCAGGCTCTGATCGCCTCGTTGAGTTAGCTCCCGTTTCGTGCAGCCTGATGTCGAGTTCGATGACGGCTGCTGGCCGGATTTGTCCGATCCGCACATGGTGTGGCTGGAGTTCGCTGTTTCGCGTGGCGTGAAACGCACTATCGCGCAAGCGATGAGCAAGGCCGCGCTCATTAAATCGTTGGATCGGATGGAAAGCGACGACGAATGACCGCACCTTTTCTGGACGTGGATGATTTCCAAGAGGGTTTCCGCACGTTGAAAGCCTCTGAGGTGCAGACTGCGGAATGGCTGTTGCAGGTTGCGTCGGATTGGATCAGGCAGCATAAGCCTGGGATCAGTTCTGACAGTGTTGCTGCGAAGCTGGTTGTTTCCGAGGTTGTGGCGACTGCTTTGCGGTACACGAAGTACGGGCCGCTGATCCAGTTTCAGGAGCAGACCAGTAACAGCATGGTGTCTGGCCGGTTCACTGATGCGGCGAAGTTGCTGGATTTCACTGACCGTCATCGTGAGATGTTGGGCATTCCGATCATGGCGCCGCCAGCGTATTCGTTTAAGGCGTTCGACTATTGATCGGGTTGCCTGGGTCGCTGGATGTGGTGATCGTGAAGAGGCCGCCGGCTTCCACGGTTCGCAGGTTGCCCACTGATCCGGTGGCTGCCGCCCCGGTGACTGTGCTGGTTTCTGGCTGTCATGTTGAGGTGCAGCGGCAGACTGAGGATATCGGGTTGACTGCGTTGAACACTGAGGTGGCGTGGTTTTTTCTGCCTGTCACGTCGGACACTCGGGCGATCATGTCTACGGACGCTTTGCGGTTCGGTGGGCGTGACTACCAGATGCAGGGGCCGGCGTCGCTGGAGTTCACGTTGGATGGTGATGCTGTTCAGGTGTGGTGTGTTGGCCGTTGGGAGTCGAGCTGATGGCTCAAGCCAAAGTCGATAAGAACGTGTACCAGATTTCCAGCATCATTAAGCGTAAGGCTGCCGAGAACGCAAAGATTCAGAAGGATTTGCGTAACTTCACTCGGCGGGTTCATCGTTACTGGAAGCGGATCGCCCCGGTTGGTGATCCGACCGGCGCACGCTATGAGGACAATTTCGGCGGCCCCTTACCGCCTCACTGGAAGCAGCGCGACGACCAGGCTGGCTCGTACAAGGCCGGAATTGTTATGCGTGTTCGGGCTCGTAAGACGAAGAGTGGTTTCCCTGCGTATCAGGTTGCTGCTACTGATGATAAGTCGCACTGGATTGAGTACGGCACTGGCGGGGAGACTCCTACACCTGAGTTCGCGTGCCGGCAGAGGGTTGTGACTCGGTTCTCTGCTATGGGCAATGTTGAAATGGGAACCAGTGGTGTCAATGAGCCGTGGACAAAGACGATGGAAGGCGGCTGGGCTAAAGAGGGTAAGCGCAGCCAGACCGCGATTCCTGATAAGAAAGAGCCGCGCCTCAAGGGCGGTACAAAGCTCACGCTGACTGGCACCCCCGAGGGTAAACCAGCCCGTAAGGGTCGAGGCTATGACCCCATTGACAATCAAAGGGACAATAAGTATCGGCGCGGAGCAGGATGACCGCCCTGTATATCGCTCCCCCTGACGGTGTTGAACTGGTCATCACCTGGCTGTTGCCGCTGGAGGGCGATGTGGGGCCGCAACGGTACGCCGGCCAACCCCTGCCCTACCGTTGGGTCACCGATGCCGGCGGCGGCGCCGACGACAAAGTGACTGAGGTCGGCGGCTACAGCATTCACACGTTCGGCGCCGACTACTGGTCTGCTCGCGCTCAAGCCCGTTTGACTCACCGCCGAATGCTGGCGCTGGGGCCGCCGATGGCAGGCCAGGAACGTGTGACTTTGGCTGACGGCCGGGTCGCGTTCGTGGACTCCATCGAAACCGACGAACTGCCATCATGGCAGGACTACGGACAGAACGACATATTCCGTTTCGTCTCCCGCTACACAATCGACCTCCGATTCGTAGCTTAGACAGCCCTTTTCACCCAACAACTGCGGCCACGCCGTAGCTTCAAGAATAGGAAGAACACCTATGACGCAACCGTCAACTGGTTCGGCGTGGACTGATGTGTATGGCTTCAACCCGCTGGG